TCTACAGCATCACGAGCGAGGTTTTCTCCCTCGGCCAATTCGTGAAGGTGGCGTGATGCCAATTCTTTGGGATGAAATTGGAAAGCCCGATTACTTCGGCGAGCCCGACATCGACACGGCGCCGCGCCGTTGGTGTTGTGAATGCCGACGGCGAACGTTGTTCGATCGGGACATGGACGGCATTCCGCTGTGCCGCGAGTGCAACGCCGACGAAACCGCGCCGCAAGCATTGGAGGCCTGACATGGACATCCGCCTGGAACACATCGTCACCGCGATAAAGGCGCTTCGGAACGCCGAGCTGGTTCTGACGCAGGACGAATTCCTGCCGCGTAGCAAAGCCGTCACCGAATGCCTGATGGCCCGCGCGACCCTCGAAGCTGCTATCGGCGATCACACGCTGACCGTTTTGGAGAAATGACATGCCCCGCTTCCAGTCGCGCCTTCACACGGTGCTCGTGATTCTTTCGAACTGCTACATGGAAATGGTATGCGTCGATCCGGAACTGCCGGTGATGCAACGCCATTGGGTCATTCGTCGGACCGTGGACTTCGATTCTGTGTGCCTGTTGTGAAAGCCTTCTTGCGCGTCGCCGTCGTCGTCCTCTTCTGGGCGTTCCTCGCGGCGTCGCTTTTAACGATAACCATCGGCCAGCCCTTTTGCGATTGGGTCTCAGGTATGCTGGGCTGCTGAAAACCTCTGGAGAAATGAATGTCTGATGAACAAAAAGTGATCGTCGCGTACAAGGCCTTCAACAAAGACCTGACGTGCCGCAATTTCCAGTACGAAATCGGCAAGTCGTATGAGCATGAAGGCAAAGTCAAAGCGTGCGAATCCGGCTTCCATGCGGTAGAGAACCCGCTCGACATGTTCTCATATTACGACCTCACCGATTCGCGCTTTTGCTCGGTGGAAATGTCGGGCGAGATTGCACGTCACGGCGAAGATTCGAAGATCGCCGCCGGCCGCATCGCGATCAAGGTTGAGATCGGTTTGCCGCAGATCATCACCGACGCTGTGCGCTGGATCATGGATTTGTGCAAGGACGTGAAAACCAACGACGAATCCGTTCAGTCGGCCAGTGGCAACTCCAGCCAGCTCGCGGCCAGCGGCAACTCCAGCAAGCTCGCGGCCAGCGGCAACTCCAGCAAGCTCGCGGCCAGTGGCGACTCCAGCCAGCTCGCGGCCAGTGGCCACTACAGCCAGCTCGCGGCCAGTGGCCACTACAGCAAGCTCGCGGCCAGTGGCGACTCCAGCCAGCTCGCGGCCAGCGGCAACTCCAGCAAGCTCGCGGCCAGTGGCAACTACAGCCAGCTCGCGGCCAGTGGCCACTACAGCCAGCTCGCGGCCAGTGGCGACTCCAGCCAGCTCGCGGCCAGTGGCCACTACAGCCAGCTCGCGGCCAGTGGCCACTACAGCCAGCTCGCGGCCAGTGGCGACTACAGCAAGCTCGCGGCCAGCGGCAACTCCAGCAAGCTCGCGGCCAGTGGCAACTACAGCCAGCTCGCGGCCAGTGGCTACTACAGCAAGCTCGCGGCCAGTGGCGACTCCAGCCAGCTCGCGGCCAGTGGCAAAAAATCCATCGTCATGGCTGCTGCAGCGGGATGCACCGCGAAGGTCGGCGAAGACGGATGCATTGCACTCGCATGGTGGGATTCGAGCGCCGAACGATTCCGTGTCGCGGTGGGTTATGTGGGCGAAGACGGAATCGAAGCCGATTTCGAATATCGCGTGCGTGACGGCAAGCTCGCGCGCGTCAAGGAATAGCCATGAAACGCTATCAGGATGAACACGTGGTCGTGACGCTATCGGACGATGGCCTGCGCCAAGCATATGGCAGCAGCGAGATCCTCTCGTATCTCAAGCGCACCGAGCAGTTGCACAAGGTTCTGGCCGTGGTTGCGTCTTGGGGTGCGGCGATCTCGCTCGGATTCCTCATCGCCTACAGCGCCTGCAATGGGAACTGAGATTGAGGCTCTAGCCGCCGACGCCCTTCAATCCTTTGAGGAAATCGCAATGAATATGACCGCACAGCAGGAAATAACTGACTTCGATGTCGATGAATTGAAACCCGGCGCCATCGTGCGCGCGCCGCAACAACCGATTGTCAGCGTCACTCCGACGCCGGCCGACCTCGTGCGCTACGCGATGGAACGCAGCGATGTCGATCTGGACCGCCTTGAGCGCCTGATGGACATGCAACTGAAGTGGGAGGCTAACCAGGCACGAAAGGCGTTCACTGATGCGATGGCCGAGTTCAAAAAGAATCCACCGACCATCTACAAGGACAAGCACGTCGAGTTCCGCACGGACAAGGGCGTGACCGCCTACGACCACGCGACGATCGGAAACGTGGTCGAAAAGGTCGTATCGGCGCTGGCCGAGCACGGCTTCAGCCATCGCTGGGTACCCAACCGTGGTGAAGGCGGGATGATCTCCATCACATGTGTCATCACGCACAAGGCGGGCCATAGCGAAGAAACGACGCTTGAAGCCGGGCTCGATCAGTCGGGCGGGAAGAACAACATTCAGGCAATGATCTCGACGAAATCGTACCTCGAGCGCCATTCGCTGCTGGCTGCCGTAGGCCTCGCGACACGCGATACCCCTGATGACGATGGTCGCGGCGCGGAGCGTTCGGACGACGTGCAGGCGATTGTGGAGAAGTGGCTAAACAACGTCAACGGCTCGAAGACGGAGAAAGAGGTTCGTGGAATCTGGGCTCAGGCTGCACCCGAGTTGCGTGCTACGAAGGACACGGAAGCGTTCAAGCAGGTCAAGAGCGTCGTCGAATCAAAAATTGCAGATTTCAAGGCGGCCGCGCAATGAAAATCATCGAATGCTTACAAGGGTCTGATCTTTGGAAGAAGGCCAGAAGCGGTGTCATTACCGCGAGTATGTTCTCCACAATCCGGAAGAAGGTCGGTTGCCTCGATGAACGTCAAGCGCAATTTGTCGATCTGCACCGCGGCGGTATGCCAGCGAAAGAAGCCGCCGAGCAGGCCGGGTATAAGGCCGTCCCGAAGTCCGACATAATCACGCGCGCGCTCGCCGGCGAGAAGATCGGCGACTGGTCCGACGTAGCGAAGGACTATGCGTTCCGCCTCGCCATCGAACGCATCAGCGGGCAGCCGCTCGACGAAGGATTCGAAACATGGGCCATGAAACGCGGTCACGAGCTGGAGCACGAGGCGCGCATGGAGCACGAGGCGATGACTGGCCTTCTCGTTGAGTCTGCCGGGTTCATCACGACCGATGACGGCGTATTCGGCGCGAGCGCGGACGGCCTGATCGATCCCAACGGCGGAAGCGAGTACAAGTGCTTCATCGATCCCGCACGCCTGCGCCCGATCCTGCTCGAAGGCGACATCACTGAGGTGCGCGACCAGGCGCAAGGCTGCATGTGGATTGGTGGCCGTCAATGGTGGCACGTTGGGCTCTACTGCCCTGCTCTTTCGGCCGCAGGGAAGCAATTCACGATGATCGAAGCGCCGCGCGACGATGATTTTATCGAAGCGATGGAAGTCGATCTCATGGAATTCGCACGGTTCGTCGACGAGTACGAGTCGGCGCTTCGGAGGAAAGCAGCATGAGCGACATTTCCGACATCAACATTTTCAAGTGCCTCGATTTCATTCGAGACAACGCACTAGAATATGCTCAGGCTAGAGCTAACCGCGTCTATATGGAAGAGTTTCGCAAGAGTAAGAAAGCTCTCTTGATGAAGGAAGCCGAGCGCGCGGGTCATAACGCGGTAAGTGCACAAGAGCGCGAAGCGTATGCCGATAAAGGCTACATGGATCATTTGGAAGCTCTATGTGACGCCGTGAAGAGAGAGGAAGAATTTCGGTGGATGATGATCGCAGTTCAAGCAAAGATCGAAGTATGGCGCACGATATCAGCTAATCAGCGCGTCGAAGCAAAGAACGTTTAACTGCGGCGGCGGCCAGCGCCGCCTAACTCCCCACCCGTAACCGGCATAGACCATGACCGACTTGAACAAACTTAGTCGCCGGGCACTTTCGGCGGCGATGCGCGGCGGCACAGATGGCTGGGGCCAGCATGGATCCTCGCTTGACCACGTTCGCTATAGCGAGCCACTACCGAAGCGACCTGGGCGACGCAAGACCTGCTGGTGCGGTTGCGGCAACCCACGCACACATGCTGGCATGGCCAACGGAATCTGCCTGACGACGGCCTGCGAACTTGGCATTGCGCGCTGGGTGAAGACCGGTAGCGTGAAACCATGACCGACCGCGAGCTGCACATCCACATGGCGCGGACCTATCTGCATCAGGCGATGGTCGTGCGGCTTCAAGGCCACCACCACGGCTGGCACGCGACTCTTCTGCGGTGGGCGGCGTCGCGACGCCTTCGGGCGATGAAGACCGACGAAGCCGCCGCGCAGCTCGATCTGTTCGCCTAACCCGAGACAGAGGAAACGATGGATACGACGAAAAACTGGGCGCCTGAGCGCATCTACCTCCAGCGCGAGCAGGGAGAACTTGGCTCGCACACATGGTGCGAAGATTCAGTGGGTGACGACATGATCGAAGAAGTCGCGTATGTGCGGGCCGATGTCGCCGCTCTCGCTTTAGATACGGCGGGAGGGGCGGTAGCGTGGCAGATGGGTACGCCTCCGGTCCCCGAAGGCAAGTGCTGGGAATTCATTATCGCTGTGCGCCGCGCGCAATCGAATCCGCCCGGTAAGGTCGCCGTGTTTTCGGCGAACTTTGCCAACAAGTTCACCGATGACGGTTGCCTTTCCGATCGATCTGGCGACGAGTTCATCGCAGATGGTTGGTACGTGTGTGGACTCGACATGAGCGGCGAATACAACGAGGTCTTTGAGCCGATCGGCCTTAGCGAAGGCGATGAGATCGTAGGCTGGCAGGAATTGCCGAAGTGGGACGTCGCCCCTACGCCTACCGTCGCCGCAGATGCGGCAGCACAGCCCTGCGGCGTTTGTGAGGGCGACTGCGGGGCAGAAGCAAGCGGATATGCATGCCCGGCGCAGCCTGATGAGAGCGCGGCACTGATAGCCGAGCGCGACGCTGCAATCATGAGCACGCATCGGCAGGCGCTTTGCATTCAGCAGTGTGCGGCGCATATCGGCCCTGACACTTCGTCAACCATCGAGGGCCTGCCGCGCGCCGTGAAGCGCCTAGTCGATGATCACGCGGCGTTGGAGAAGCTCGCAGCAAAGATCCATTACCCGGAATGCTGGGATACGGCAGCATACCCGACGCTGGCGAGCGCCTTGGTTGAATGCGCCGCATGGTACGACCTACGCTGCGGCGAGTGTGCGGAAGGGTCGGTGGCCCGCGCCGCCTCCCCGCAATCCGCGGGGTGGGAGGAACTGGCAGCACTTATTGCGGAACGCGACGCGGCAATCATGAGCACGCATCGGCAGGCACTTTGCATTCAACAATGTGCGGCGCATATCGGCCCGGAGACCTCAGCAACCATCGAAGGCCTGCCGCTTGCTGTAAAACGCGTCGTTCAGGAGCGAGACGAAGCCCGCGCGACAGCACCGCAAGCAGCGAAGGGGGAAATACCCAAGCTCAAGCCCCGTAAGATTCATTGGGATGATGACGAAGAGGCAGCACCGCAATCCGGCGAGGAATCTGATGAAAAATTCATTGCCGAACATGGGCACCGCCTCGCAAAAATGTTTGAGATCGATGCTTACGACATCGCAGATAGAGATGCACAAATCCGAGAACGTTTCTCAATCCGCGCAGCAGCCCCACGAGCAGCGCTGAGCGGGGAGCAGAAGCAAACAATTCAACGAGCAGCGCATATGATTCGCTGCAACACAATACCGCTTCCAGACAAGTCACATTGCCCGCACCTCCTCGCGGAGCAGCTTGACGCCCTTCTCACCCAAGCGCCAACCGAGCGCACGAGCGATGACTCACACCGCTTCAAGAACTTTCACCGGCTGCTTTGCGAGCGCTTTGATTACGTCCACGACGAGAAAGACTGGCGACGCGATCAAATTTCGCTGATCGAACACATCGCAGCCCGCTCCACGCTTTCTGCCGATCGCATGAGCGATGGGATGCTCAAGTTGATCGAAGAAGCGGCGAATTGCATCGCGGAGGCGGTCACTTACGAACAAGACGGCTTCGATTCGCCGCCCCAACCTGCGACGCAATGGGACTACAACGCGGAACAACTGGCATATGCGCTTCGCGGTGAAGTCACCGCCCGCAAAGCCGAGATCGAGCGCGGCGAAGGAGGTGCTCAATGAAACTCGACGAATTGATCCAGCATGTGGGCGTCGATAACGTTGGCGTCCAGATTCTCTCGGAGTCGATCACTAGCGCAAAGCAACGGCACGGATACGTCGAGGTGTCGTTTGGAACGGATTGCGTTTCCATGCGCGACATCGCTACCGGCCAGTGGGAAAACGTTGTGTTCGTTATCAGGGTGAAGCGCGAGGCATTCCAATCTGCTGTCGCTGCATGTGAAGACGAGATCGAGTGTGATGGGGGTGAGCATGGCGACGCGTGAAAAGTTTGAGAAGTGGTGCGACCTGACGGAACGCGACTCGACTGATCGGGACTTGTTCGCCGCATGGCAAGCATCGCGCGCCGCGGCGCTTGAAGAGGCTATCACCATCCTCGAAACATACCAGGTAAGCGTCGGTAACAGCGCAGCCGGTGAGATCGCATGCGAAATGACAATGGCGAGCTTGCGCGAGATTCGGGATGAGATACGCGCCCTCGCAAAGTCTGAAGGAGAGAGCAATGGACGACCTTGATGCCCTGTACGACCAACTAGACGCCTACGCAGACTCCATTCGCGCGAAGGATAGGTTGATCGAGCAGCAAGCCAAAGACCTCGCCGCCCTGCGTTCGGATATCGAGGCTCAGGTCAGGATCGCTATTGAAGAGGCTGCGCGGGCATCGGGGCTTGAGCGTGACGCAGCTCGATATCGCTGGTTGCGCCGCCAAGCCGTAGCGGTCAAGAACTACGCGAGCGGAAATCCCAATTGGGAAATCGACTGGGCGCTTCGTGGCGAATCTTTTGATGCCGCTATCGACGCCGCCTTGGCTCAGGGAAAGGAGGGATGATGACTGAACGCGCCATAACGAAGAACCCGGGAACGAAAGCGTATCAGCGAGTGCGTGAGTTAATGAGCGACAAGAAACCGCGCACAGCGCGCGAGATTGCGGACGCGCTTGAGCTCCGAGACACCGCCGCCTCTTCCGCGATGCGCCACCTAGAACGTGATGGCAAAGCTCACATCATCGGCTGGCCGCTCAACCGTCAGGGCAAGCCCGCAGCGCTATGGGTGTTGAAGCCCGGAAAGAGCGTCGAGCGGCCGGCCACGCGCAAAGCCGTCGGCGATCAGGTATGGCGCAAGACGCATGCGAAGCCGGAGGATCCCTCGCCGAAGCCATGGATCGAGACGTTCAAGCCGTTCCGCGATCCGCTCGTCGAAGCACTTTTCGGAGAATATCAGGGTAGTTCAGCGGCAGGCTAAGCGCCGCCCTCGGCATTATTCGGAGCGATGGCATCTGGCGCAACCGCCTCCGCGCCGATGCCGGGCATGATCGAGTTCTTGCAATGGTCTTTCTGTATCCAGTCGAGCGCACGGCAAAGCACGCACGCCCAGCGCTCGCCCTTGATCTGCGCCTTGCCTGCGACGCTCGATATCGTTTCGTGCGGATCGCCTCCGCGCGCCACATTCGCGCCTTCGTCGAGCCAGATGAGCCAGTTCAGAAGGTAGCGGCCGACCTTGCTCATTTCGCCTCCGGCGGCGTCGATTTGGCTAGGAGGTCATTGACCTGCGCGGTATCGCTTGTAGAGCCGAAATAGAACGAGAGAACAGCCTTGGCTTCACTGAAGAGATAGCCTAATACGGTTCCAACCATCGTTGCTGTCGTCGTATCCGCCATCGATACATGGCCAGATAGAATAGCTGCCGTCGCACCAAGACTCCCTAGAATGATCGCAGAACCCATCAAAGGGGGCATGATGGATCGCGTCGAAGTTTCCATCGTCCGTGCGCTAACGCGATCTTGGACGTTCAAACTCGCGAGCGTCTCAGTATTCTTAAATCCTGCTTGTGCCATCGCGAGCGCATAATCTTGATCCTTGGCCCTCATTGCCGCGAGTTGCTCGGGCGTCGCACCACTGATCGCCGCAGCAAGTGTCGCCTGCCGGTCATCGGTTGATGCATCTGGCTTTGGCGTGATGCCGAAGACGCTTTCTAGGGCCATCACGGCCCCCCCGGCTAATGGTCCGCCTAATGCAGTGGCCAATGTGGGGGCAAGCGCCTTAACGACGTTCAGTGCGGAATCCCACGCGCTCATGATGTAACTCCCAATGCGGCTTTCGCCGTCTTCCAGAGGGCTTCTCGATCCTCAAGCCCGTTGAGCCCGCCATTGATCCGGCGCGTGATGGTTTCGAAGTCGCCAGCATCTGCGAGCACGCTCAAGCCACGCGAATTCCAGAACCACGCGGCGGAGAGCGCAGCATTGTCCGGTTGCGCGAGAAGCTCGGGATGGTCGATCAGGGGTAGTGCCAGCTCGTCGCCCGCGCGCTGATAGTTCGCGCGCCCGGTGATCTGGATGAGGCCGCGCCCGCGGTACGTAAAGCCGTCGCCGGGATGTGTGTTGCCGAGGTCTGCGCGGCCCTCGTAGCCCTTCTGTTCCTCTGTCGGTCCCCACAGTTCGGTGAGGAAGACGAGGCGTCCTGACTCATGTCCGATCTGCGCGAGAAACGTAGCCTGGCGCGCTGGCGTATCGATCGCATAGAGTTCGGCCGCCGCCGTCAGAGGATCGGCCCACATCTGCGCGCGCGCCATCGGAATGCCTAGCGCCGCCGATAGTTGATCTGGCGTCACGATTCATCCTCTTCGGTGAGCGCTTTCAAAATCCGCGCGTCGCCATCGTTGAGCGCCTGCAGGAGCGCCCTATGATCCAGCAGCATGTCGCGCTGGGACTCCGCAATGAGCAGGACGCCCTTTAGCGTCTTCTCGATCATCTGGCCGTGTTCCTGCACGTCCGCAGCGATGCGCCGGGTTTCGACGGCGACCGTATGCAAGTCCTCGAGGCGATCGATGATGAAACGCAACAAGCGGATCATTTCAGGGAACGCGGCGGTAATCACTGCGCTCGCGACCGATGCCTCGATAGAGAGCGTCAGGTTCGTGCCGCCCCAATCTGCGTCATAACCGAAGCCGAAATGCAGCGCGAACATCGTCACGACGAATGTGCACAAGGCAACGACAAACACCTTCGGACTTCTGAACCGAAGGTACAGTCGCTTGAGAAATGGGCCTTCACTTTCCATGATGCATACCTACCCAGGTGAGAACGCATTCCCACAGAAACATGGCGAGCATCGCCCAGCTCATCCTCCGGTTAAACGAATGCTCATCTGCCGATTTTTTTTCCTTGCGCTCGGCTTCGAGTTCAGCGATGCGCTGGCGCTGATGATCGAGCCGCTCGTCGAGAAGCTCATCACGATCCAGGCGCTCCCGAATGTCGCTGCGAAGATCCGCGATGTCGTCTTTCGTCGCCAGAGACTCCGTGAGAACCTTGATGATTTCGTCGTGCTTCGAAACACGTTCATCGAGCTTGACGATAGCAATAGCTTCCGCGCTCTGGCGCGTTCTCAGTTCGGCGATGGCCATGTCGTAATCCATATATTCCCCGTTAGAGCATAGTTTTATCGCACGCGGCGCGCGCGGATGAAACCGCTGCATGATGCCGTGCCCGTGGTCCAGACTAGTTGCGTCACCAGATAGACAGTGGTAGTCGACGAAAGCGACTCGCGCTGTACAGCAGGTTGCTGCGATACGGATGAGTTTGCCGCGTAGGACAATCCATTGAAGACTGAGAAGAACGGAGATGCTGGAAACGTCGCGCTGGTGGTGTTGATTGCTGTCGTCAAGCTACTGATGGTGGCCGAGGATGCACCCGTGCAAATGACGTTTCCGCCCACGTCCCAATCACCGGCTGTCAGGCTGATGCTGGTGAGATTGACGATTGAGGCGGATGTCATCCCAACAGAGGTCACGCTTGAAGTCACATATTCACCGACACTCCCGGCATTCGCGTTATCCGCCAGAGTAGTGCCGATAATGCCGGCCGTTGTCGATGGCGCAATAGCAGAACTGAAGGAAACGTTACCGGCCGTCGTGCCAATCGTCGGGTTTCCACCATTCGATCCAGTCAACGTGAGTTGTCGAGTAGAAGAAGCGGTATGTGTGACTAATACCTGACTACCACCACCCGTATTAAAAAAGATGTTAGCGCTTCCCTTCGCAGTGATACCGAGAGAAATATTGGCATCACTTCCCTGCGCAGAGATCGATGGGCCGCTGCCAGTCGTAGCCCCACTGGCCTGAATCCAGTTCACCGCGCTCGCAGTCGTGACTGCGCGGAACGCTTCAGCGCCGGCCGCCCCCCCCAAACTCGTTTGTCCGGTTGCCGTGAGCGTACTGAAGGACGCAGCGTTACCAGCGGTCCATGCCGATGTGTTGCAAGTGAAGCCAGTGCTGGTCGTGTACTGAAGGATGTTTGTCGATGTCGAGCAACTTGGCATGGCGAACGCTGTGGGCGAAGCAGACGAGCCAGTGGCATTCGCGAGAACCGTATTGGCCGCGATTGCTGAGATGCCGTTGACACCAATGCCGCCCCAAGCCGGCGCGCTGGAGGCGCCTGTCGAGACGATTGCCTGACCCGAGTTAGAGCCCGTTGGATTGAGCAGTTGAACCGGAAGAAACGTTGCAGAGCATGCGATGGTGGAAAATAATGTGAGCAATAGCCCAAAAGCAATTTTTTTCATGATATACGCTTATCCCATTAAGATTATTGCTGTCCGTTACAGGTCGCGCGCCACGAGAAATTCAATGAACCGCTCGCAGCGCTTGCGCATCGTGCGGTGAACGTCGTAGCCGTAATCGAAGTTGTATCAACATAGACAGGGTTCGAACCCATAGACACGTTCGGCGTGAGCTGGATTTGCGCTGCACCAGGCGTGCCGCTCAGGCCGTGAGAGACGACGACTGATGTCCCCGTGTTTGGGATCGCCGATGAGCCTGTATTAGCGCTCACAAATCCGTCGCAGTTTTGGACGATGGCGGATGCAGGCACCGAATAATTCACAGCGTTTCCAGAGGCCGTGCAGTTCTTCAAAACGATAGTAGATGAGCCGTCGCAGAAGAACCCGTCTGCATTACCTCCTCCCCCATACCCTGAACCTGAGAAGACGCCTTTCCCGCGAACGGACGCACCGCTGTTTACAGAAATACCAGAGCCAACATTACCTACAGCCTCGCCACCATTAACATCAATATTTTTCGCATTTGCACCGACGACAGTAATACCGTTTCCAGCGCAGAAATTTGTCTGTAAAGCAGTGATTTCGACTCCATCAACGGTTCCGTTGTTACCGTTGATATTGATACCGTCCTGCGCAGAACTGCTGCATTCGACCTGATCGAGGAATGTACGGACGACAGATCCTCCGGTACCAGGCGCGATCCAAAGATTATACGTCTGCGCAGAATCGAGATAGGTGTTGCTTATCTGAAGCGAAGAAACGGTCTGCCCACTTTGCGGATTGACAAGGACATTCGCCCCCTGCCGAATGATATTGCTATTCGAGATCTGGCAGGCACCGCAGCTGATGACGTTGATACCAGCTGCTGGCGTGATTACCGGTGCAGAAGGAACATACGCGATGCAGTTGGTGAAATTAATTCCGCCTGCGTATCCATTTACAACTGCGCCAACTGAGCTCGTCGAGATCGGTCCATTGATGAACTCCGTCCCGAAATGACATCCATCTAGCAAACCGACGTTTGCCGTTCCAGAAAATCCATGAAAATATCGACAGAAATCGACACGAGTGAACTTGTGATCGACAGCCGTCGTCAGCAACGTGCCCGCCGACGCCGCAGTAACCGGACCATAAAGACCGATATCGGAAAGCTCAATCGTGCCTGCCGTGGCATTCAAAATCGATGCGTTCGCTGTCGAATTCGTCTGCAAGATAGAAGCGCCGGCGCCGGCACCTGTTACCCGAAGTGGTTCCGACATGGACCACGTAAGAACCGACGATCCGGAAGGATTTACGATGTAGGTACCAACCGGAACGTATAGTTCTCCGCCGCTGGACAGACTGTTCATGGCAGCCTGAATTGCTGCCGTATCGTCGGTCGTGCCGTCGCCTTTTGCGCCGAAATCCTTGATCGATACGATGTCGCGCAGGCGCGATTGGACCGTACGTGTGACGGCTCCAGCGCCGCCCTCGTTGTATGAGAGTTTGCTCGACTGGATACCCGCGTTGGCCGCAACAGAAGCATCGGTTACAGTCCCCGAGCCAGGCGTACCGACAGCAATCGTTGATCCAACCTTGATGTTGACTTCCTGCACGCCGACAGGAATCGGCGAGTTGAACGTCACAACATTTGTGGCTACATTCAGACTCCAGGTATCCGGCGTTTGGAAGGCGGCGTCAAAAAATACCCACATGTTTGCGGCAGAGCCAGGGCCAGTCGACAACGTGAGTTGCGTCGTTGTGCCAGGCGTGAAGCCGGTCCCCGACAGATACGTGTTGTCTGTCATGTTACCGAGGAGTCCGCCCGAGGTGTCAGTTGTAACCTGATCGTAAATCAAGTTGTTGAACTGATCGAACACCTGCTGCCGATATGCCCCCGTTCCCCAGATGATCGCGCGACCCGAGCTGTCGAGGACGATGGGCTGAGGGTTGAGCGTAGTCAAATTGACGTCCTGCCAACTCGCCTTATAGGTCGTCGTGTTGGGCACGTAAAGATAGATTGTGCCTCCAGCGAGCGGCTTGCCGTTGCTGTCGCACCACTGTTGTTCTGCTGGCGGAAGAAGAGTCCCCGACATATAATTCCCTCTATACGAATCGATGGTGGCTAAGATGCCGGAACGAAGAGCTATTCCAGACGGGACACGATTTGACCGATTGGTTGTGATGGCACAGGCGGACCCGATCCCAAATCCTATAGGCGGAAAACTTTACCGAGTCAAAGCCAAGTGTGATTGCGGAAAAATTATTGTCACGCTTGAATCGTCTCTTAAAAGCGGTAACACGAAATCCTGCGGATGCGTCAGATCTGAAAAATTCAACATTGGAGACGTGCGCCGTACACATGGGAAAAGGCGTACTAGCGAATATCACATATGGGCATCGATGGTTCAGAGATGCACTAATCCGAAAAATTCTTCGTACCACTCCTATGGCGGACGAGGGATATCTGTTTGCGATCAATGGTTGATTTTTGAAAAGTTTTTCTCCGATATGGGAGAGAGACCAGCAGGAAAATCCATTGATCGAATTGATAACAACGGAAATTATGAGCCCGGAAATTGCCGATGGGCAACCGACAGAGAGCAGCATGCCAACAAGAGAAATTCCAAGCTTGTGACGCTTGATGGGGAAGTCATTACGACAGCCGAGGCCATGAGAAAACTTGGAATCGGAAAAATGCGAGCGCTCTACATGATGCGAGCTACAGGCTGCACTCGCCAAGAGGCAATCGATTATTTCGCCGCAAAACGCAAGGAGAAGGGCAGTGACTAGCATCGAGATCATTCGCGTCATCGGCACGTCGGCTGGAACATCGATCATTTATGGCCTCCGTTGCTCATTGGCTGCCAGAAAGAAGCGCCGGGAGGCTCCCGGGTACGACCAAGCGGCCGAGACCCGTAACAGCCTGCCCTACCGGCTGGGCAAACTGTGGGCGCGCTGTAAGCAGTGACGCCGCCGCGCGCTGACCGAGTTGGGTGTAAGGGATAGATCCAAGCGCCACGCCACCGAGACCAGCGAGCGTCGCGGTCGGATTTGTAATCAGGCCGCCTGTTAAGATGCCGCTTCCGAGCAGATTCATGAGACCGCGCCCCGCCGTGCCCGAGTCCGGATATTTCGACCCGAGCACGTTCTGAGCAGCGTTTGCGAAATCTGCGTTCAGCCCGCTATTTGTACCTTTCTGAGCAGCCGTTGAGCCAGAACGAATCGAAGACGTGTATTGAGCCGGTGTGAAGATATTTCCGTTGTTCGAAGCCCCAATAGACCCGGCCGCTTTCTCGATCTGCTTATAGCGCGCCCATCCTGCATTCGCGCGCTGGAGATCAGCCAGAACATCTGGCGCGCTGCTGCGGCCAACTGCGTTATTCAGGGCCGTAGTCAGATCATCCAGAGCATCATGCAATGCCCAGTTGTCGGCATTCGCGTTGCCGGTGATCTGACGGCGCGACAAATTCGCTATCATTGACCGGCTATCATTCCACTGATTGCCCGTCATCGTTCCGCCAATCGGAAGATTGCCGCCCTGCGGAATCGCCCCGCCAGTTACCTTTGCCGTAAGTTGATTATTGATGATATGGTCGAACTGGTTCAGTGCTCCGGGAGCAGTCTGGGCCAGATCGTTTCGGATAGCATTCAGATCGTTGGAAAGGTTCTGGTCTGCGGTGAGCGATGCCCGATTCGCAATCGAATCATATAGGTGGCCTAGTTGGGTGCGAACATAGTCGACACCTTCTGAGCCGGTAGCGACGTTGTTTGGCAAGTGCTGACCGACCTGTGCGAGAGCGTCCTGATATGTCGCTCGGTTAAATTGATCGACTGCGCGACGCTGACCGGCAACGATCGCATCTCCGATACCCGGGGCGCTCGTCAGTTTTGCCTCGGTACGCGCCAGAGCGCCGCCCGCAATCTGCCCAGGCGTCGGCGTCACGCCGCGCTGTATCAGCGCTTGAACATCGGGAGAGACGTTCGGCGAGATGACGCGTCCGACTGCACCAGCAACAGGCGACAGCACGCCACCCGTCAGGGCGCCTAAGCCAACCTGCTGCGCCTTAGCCGCGCCATAATTCTGCTCGTTCGGATTGACCGGCGAGAGTGCGCCAGTGAGCGCGCCAAGTCCTGCACCTTGCACAGCCATGCCGCCAAGCGAAGCCGCGGCCGGCATTACCGCGCCGAGTGGTGCAGTCGCGGCGATCGAGCCGCCAACTTGGCCGATGCCGGTAGCCAGCGGATGCGCGGCCTGATACGGTGCAATCTGCTGCGCGCCAGCCTGCAAACCTTGGTTCACGTCATTCACAAGCCACTGACCGGCGTTATTGAACCCTAGCGACTGAAGAAGATGGCCGACGAGCTGCTGACCGCCTAGAGCGGTCTCCTGCACGCCACGGCCCAAGCCGGCTCCGATGGATGCCAAGATCCCCGGTTGTTCGCCTTGGGACGCTTGCGGCGCCTGTGGTTGCGGTGCCAAGGATGCCGGCGCGCGCGCTGCGCCCGATCCGACAAACGACTGGAAAATCGCATCGTCGGATTGCGGTCCCTGCTGCGCAGCGCCTTGAGGTTGTGCACCACCAGCGAACGCCGAAAAGATCGCATCGTCGCTCTGATTGCCGCCAGGTTGCGCTGCAGTCGGAATGCCCGGCAGCGTCTGAGATTTTTGAGCCACTTGCGGTGCTCCTATGCCTGCGGCAGTGAGAACCTTCTGCGGATACGCGGCCGTCTGCGGGCCCCAATTCTTCGGATCGTCGCCGCCGATGTAATGAGTTAGCGCCGTCGGCACATCGCCGAATCGATCGAGCAGTTGCGAGAGCAGCTGCGCGCCGCCGAAGATGTTCTGCTTCGGGTCGGTGGGATCGGTGATACCGAGCGCCTTGTAATTCGACGGTTCGATCTGCATCAAGCCGACAGCACCCGTCTTCGAGGTCGCCTTAGGGTTCCCCGAAGATTCCGTGGCGATGACGCCGCGGATCAGCGCGGGATCAACGTTGTACTGTTGAGCCGCCTGCTGGATGATGTCGTCATATTGGCTCATCGCGGGACACCCGACGGCGGGAGCGTGGCGGCCGGAGCAGTCGCGACCGGTTGCGGCGGCGTCGGCAACTGAATCGCTCCCGCGCGCACCAGATTGCCTAGGTTGGCCTTGAACTGCGCGAGCTCAGCCGGCGACTGGCGTTTGATGAATGCCTGCTGCTGCGCGGGGTTCATCGAGGCGAAAACGAACGCCTGCGGGTCCACTGCCTTGTTCCATTGCGATTGCCATTGATTGAACTTGTCAGGCGTGAGGCCTGAGTTCTGGAAGGCGTAGTCCTGCGCGGCGCGCATCTTCTCCGCGGCGATCGTCTTGGCCAGAATGTCCTCGTTCGCCAGATTTGAAATGTTCGGATTGGCGTTGCCAGTCACTGCGGCGTTCAGACGCGCATCCGTGCCGGTGCCGAGCGAACCTGAGACGCTCGAGGCATAGTTCGTGAGGATCTTCTTGAACTCGTCATAGCTCTGCACCTGACCGGTGATGCCGAGCGACTTCGCGACACCCGGCGCCAGCGAGTTGACGAACGAGGCCGCCGTGTTGCGCCAGTCGGTGCCCGGACCCGTCGTGATCGGATTCCCGTTGGCGTCGACGCCCACCGACAGCGCATCGCGCGCGTTCTGGAGCAGGTTGATTCGCATCGGCGCGTCGGCGGCTGCATTGTGGAGGTTTTGCGCTGCGGCGCTCGATGACGTGCCTGCAGCCGTCAAACCGGCCTGCTGTGCCGGCCCGAGCGACGTCTGGATACCGGGCGCCTCGCTGCCTGCCGCGGGCGCGTTATAGCGTCCGGTATAGCCTCCCGGCGCGGCGGCTCCGCCAGCTTGACCCGGTACACCACCACCGCCCTGCAATTGGAGCCATTGAGCGGTCGTGATTTCCCGCTGTTCGCCATTCGGGCCGATGATCGTCTTCGGCGCGGCGAGCTCGGCAGGCGAGAGCGTGCTTTGCACGAACGTGCCGGGCGTCGTCTGGCCGGTGAGTGGATTTCGATTGAGCAGCGCCGTTCCCGCGCCGGTCTGCACTTGGACGTTCTGCGGCATCAGCGCCTGAATCTTCGCCTCGCCAGAAAGTGAGTTGATGAGGTGATTCTGAATCCAGCCGGCCTGCGCGCTCGGATCGCTTGGAATGCTCTGAATTTCCCTCACGCCTTGATCGAGCGGAAGCGTGCCAGCCTGCACAGCGCTGGAGATCTGCGATGCGATCTTCTGCGACATATCGGCTTTGCCCAGATCAGGATCAAGCGCGAGAGAGCCGATCATGCCGCGAATGTTCTGTTGCTGTTTCAGCGCCATATCAAGCTGACCTTGCTGGTATTGCTGTTGCTGATTGCGCTGTGCGGAAAGTTGGCCCATGAACTGAGGCAGAAATGCGCCGGCGCCAGACTGCGCAGCGAGCGATTGCAGCTTGCCGAAGTCGACTTGCCCGGTTGAAGGATCGACGGACTGTGCATACGCCTGCGAGATGGCCTGATTCGCGCCCAACTGAAGTTGATTCTGCTTGAGCTGAAGCAATCCGGCCGCCGTCTGGATCGGCTGCTGGATCTGCTGGAACGGATTCGGAACCTGCGTCGGCTGGATTCCCAGGGGGATGCTTGGATCGAGCGGCATAGTGATCACCCTGCCGTTACGGTATAATTAGAGCTCAACATAGGAGCCCGGAAATGTTCACCGAAAAAGACAAACAGAGATTCCATGCCAAGTACGTACGAGCCGAATCCGGATGCTGGGAATGGACCGGCTACGTCAATAAGTCTCTCGGTTATGGAGAGTTCTTCTGGTCTAGGAAGAAAGGATATGCGCATCGCTTTTCCTACCTCATCCATAAAGGTGAAATACCTGATGGAAAACTGGTCTGTCATACATGCGATAACAGAAAATGCGTGAATCCTGAGCATTTGTGGCTTGGATCCATTTCCGAAAATATTAAGGACATGTGGGAAAAGGGTCGCCAAGTTTTCGGTGATCAAAGAGGCGAAAAAAACGGGTGCGCTAAGCTCACCGAATCCGACGTTAAAGCCATCCGCCAGAGCCGCGAAAGCCAGCGTGCAATAGCCGAAAAGTACGGCATATCGCAAGCGATGGTGCATTTGATCAAGTCGAGGAAAAAATGGGCGCATATCGATTAGCCATAGTTCGAAGGAACGTCGAAGCCGGAATACGCGTTTCCGTAGATGTTGCCTCCCGCATTCGTCGGATTCATGAGCGAATACAGCAGCGCATTGCTGCCAAGCGACGACGTAGCTCCGGTGATGCCGCTGCTTAGCGCGTTGGCGGCGCCAATCGTGCCAGCCGCTTGCGCATTTGCACCTTGGGTAATCAGGTTTCCTGCGTTCGTAGCAGTTTGCAGACCGGCATTGCCGACGCCGGCCGCGGCATTCTCACCAAGACCTACCAAGCCAGAAAGACGGTTGTACGTATCGCTCTGAACCCCATAGTTCGTCATGAAGTTCTGCAAGGCATTCTGGTATTGCTGCTGGTACGTATTGCTCGCCAAGCCGGTCGTATAGTTGGCGATTCCTCGCGCCTGCGCACCCGACAAATTCAGCCCCTTCGCGGCGAGCTGATTATTGACCGTGTTCAGCCCTTGATTGAGCGTGAACTGATATCCCGGCGTCTGCTCGAGCTGCTGCATGGTCGGATTGAAGGAAAACTGCATTCCTTGAAGTCGACCAAGCTGAGACTGAAGCCCGGGAATATTTTGCGGCCCCAACTGCATGTACGGCTGCAAATTCTGCTGGAGCTGCTGGAACTGCTGCCATTGGAGCTGTTGCGCATTCTGTGCGGCTTGCGCCTGCGTATTGGCCGCGCTCTGAGCTGCGTTCCCCGAAATCGAAGAAGAAATGGCGGAACCGGCAACACCTGCAACGGCCGCCCCTGCAACTGCAGCTGCTACCATGATTTTCCCCTATAGCCACTTTTCGTATGTCGTCTCGACGGGCTGGAAGTCGAGATAACGAAAGAGCGCAGATGCGTCGTGCTCGACCTTGCTGCCTACCGCCCAGCGCTTCACGCCGCGGCGGCGCAATTCGTCCTCGACGAAACGGAACATGCGGATGCCGGTGCGCCCCACGCGCAGATCGGCGCGCACAAAGAAAATGTCAGGCGAGCACGTGAGGCACGATGCATAGTGCAGTCCTGGCGCGATGAAGCAGACGAAGTATGCGACGATCTCGCCGGCCTGACGACCGATCACCATGAGAAGCGATCCGTCTGCCTCGCGCGCGCGATATGCCGCCACGATCGGATCGAGCAGCACGCCATGATCCTTGTGCGTCGAAATCTCGGCGTAGTGTTTCTCGAGCAATGGAAACAACTCGCCGTAGACATCGGAGAAGTTCTCGATCGCGAAAGTGATCATGAAAACCTCAAATCCATGACGAGGTGAATGCGGTCCGCGTCGCTGTTGTTAATCACTTCGTGCTCTAGCGCATTCTGGAACCACCAGATCTCACCCTCGCGCATCCAGATCGTTTCGTCTTCGCACCGGAAGGTGTTGCCCGGCCGCGACTGAAGCACGAGGTGATAGCGATCCCAATATGAGGCATGCCAAGGCGAATCTGCGTGCGGAAAGATGCGCCCGCCGGGCACAACGCGATTGATCATGCAGCGCCCAAGGCGCGTCGCGCCGAGCGCCGTCACAAGCCCCATGATATGCGTGCGCGCCTCGGGAAGTTCATTCACTTCCGGGCGCCACGGGCATTCGTGGAGATCGTGGCCGGCTAGCTTGTTCTGCTGATAGAGCTGCAGTTCCTCGTCCGTCTCGACTGGCACATGTTCCTGAAACCGCAGATAGATCGTGTCGGTTTCGCCGAACGGCCCTTGCGGAAATTTGCGCAAAAAGTCGTCCGCCTTCCACAGCTCAGGCTTCCTGTAGAGGGCGTTCAGAAGGGGTTTGACGTTCATCCCCTCGGCGATGCGCAGAAAATTTCGCATTACGGACGTGTCCCACCGATGATGTACGTTTCGCTCGTCGGCGTGATCGGGCTAGCCGTCGTGTTCACGTACTGGATCTGCAGCGTGTTCGCGGCGCTGACGTAGACGTTCCCGATCGACAGACCGACCTGATGCGAAGGCTTGTTGATGTCGATGCTGTCGCCAACGGCCAAACCGTTCACGGTGAAGGTCTGGACTGCTGTCGTGTTTGCCCCGACCGATGCAGGCGTCAGCGCGGCCGACAGCACATACATCGCCGAGATCGTGCTCGAACCCGGGCCCTGCATGGAAATCACGCGCGGCGTGACGACATCGCTGGAAACGCCGTAATAGGTCTGCGGAGTGGTGTTCGTCATCATGATTTAGCTCCCTGAGAATTCGTAGACGCCGCCTTGGGCATTGATCACAGACGCCGTGCCCGCCAGCGCCTGAATGGTCGAGCCCGCGGCGATGCTCAGACCGATCAACTGAGGCGGCACATACGACTGTCCCGCCGAAAGAGTGAAGGAAGGAACGACGATGTTTCCGGTCCCCGCTGTGCCTGCGTTCGGCACGTTGTAGACGGTGAATGCCACCGGCGACGCCGACGTGTTCGAGAACGAAAAATTGCCGATCGTGCTGACAGTGGCGGTCGGCGCCGTGTAGAGCGTGCTGGCCGACGTGCCGAGGGCCGTCGCTGGTATCGCGACTGGAAGACGCTTACTCATCTCAACCCCTTGATATAAACCTTCTGCGTGCCCACCGGAATCGCGCTGGTGAACGTCAGCGATGTTCCAGAAAGCGAATACTGATCATCGCCCTGGAATGCGGCATCGAAGAACACCCAAAGGCGATCGCTCGAAGCGAACGATTCCTTCAACGTCAGAACCGTCGTCGTGCCGGCCGTATAATCCACGCCGCCGACGAAGGTTTCATCAACGATCTGCGGGACCGCCGGCGGAAAGATCATGTCCACGATATCCGATGGGGGCACAACAGCCGGCGCAAACGTCATTTCGTTTGCCGCCGCCAGACTCTGCACATCAAACGACGAGGGCGCAGTGATGCCGAAAGTCTGCTCAAGCGCCAATACGTCGTCGATCGTGATGCTGGTCGTCGGCGGTGTCGTGCCACCTGTGCGCCGCCAAAGCTGGATCAGGAAAATGAACCACGATTCCGTGATGTTGCCACTCGCATCCACGAACTTCGTGTTGACCAGCGGGACATTTGCCTGAAGGTTGCTCATTGGTTGTTCGACTGGGCATCTACCCAGGCCCCCAAAAGAGCAGTCTTGCACGGCGCAGACCACGAAAGCTCGAACACACGATCGCGCGCCATACCGAGGCGGCGCCATTGGACCGAGGTCAGATATTCACCCTCCTTGCCGAGCGAACGCTGTACCGCGTTACCCCACGAGAGCCCGCGCGTGTCGCTCCAGCGCAGAAACACCGGAACGGGCACGTTGCCGGCTCCATTGCCAACTTCAAAGTTGGCGATGAATTCCTGATAGTGGATCCGGTTCGAACTGTCGTCTACACCGTGCGGGAAGGCACGAATACGCGCGATCGGTTGCCCGTTGTCCGTGAAGTTGTTCACGTCCCACAGATAAAGCTGACCGTTCTCCCAATCTCCGACCACCGGCGAGCCATACGCGAGCGCATAGCAGTTCGCCCGGTGACGATGGAGAACGCCGTTATTATCGATCCACGAAAGCTGATTCCACTGTTGCGTGCTCAGGTCATACTGCCACGTCACATCGGATACCGGGAACGTGATCAGGTAGAAAAAGTGACCTTCGAACTGGTACGTGAAGGCGATCGCCTGATCGAGATCCGTGTATCCCTGCATCTCGTTGTCGAGCGCGAACGTCGAGATCTGCGCGGCGTTGAACTGCGACGTGCGGCAGATGATCGCGTCCCCTTGTGGCGACTGCGCAAGCCAGTAGATATCGCCATCCATCTGCGCAATCGAATTCACCGACGTGCAGCCGTATTGCATGAAGACGCCCGGCAGACGATCGAAGGGGAACGGCGTGTCGCCGGCATCGAACCAGACTTCCGTCGTCGCGGTGCCGAGCAGGTAGACGTAACGCTTTGTGATCTGGAGGCCCACCAGATTGTCGGAGAACCCCGACTTTGAAGCGAACATCGTCGGATCGAAGACGATCTCGTTGCCGGTCGAGATATACCACTCATTCGTCCCGGGGCTGTTCAGGACGAGAAACCCATCAACGAACTGGATCGTATTTCCGCCCACGAAGCCGCTCGAAATGAGAGGCGCGAACGTATTGTCCGAAAGCTTCACTGTCCAGCCGCTAGACGATCCGTCGATGATCACCAGATACGTGCCATTATCGATCATCTGGACTTGGCCAGAATCGGAAGTGATGTTGCCAAGCAGCGTCAGTGCCCATGTCGAGCTGATCGCGTAGACGGACGATCCGCAGACGCCGTAAAGCTTCTCGTTCGAGGCGAAATACAGGCCGCGCCAACCAGTGCCGGTCGTCGGCGTAGCGGTGGTGAGCAGCGTAAGGCCGGGCGTGGGATAGCACGTGTACGGGAAGGGCGAATCCGGGGGATTTCGCTCCATGTACAGGTTGACGCAGCGCTGAGCCTCCGCTACGAGTGCTTTTGACTCGTATGCACCAGTGGTGAGAGGGAGTTTTGCCATTTATGGCGAACTCCCAATGAAAAAGTCCCCGTATATATTGTACGTACTTCCACGGTTATTCTTGAGCGCCGGCGGCATCTGCAACTGCGGAATCGCCGCATTCGCTTCCTTGATCACGTTCAGCGAGCCATTCGCACGTGCGATATCGCTCGGATCGACCGGCAGCCCATAGAACCGGCACACGCGCGGCACCATGATATCGAGCAGTGCCAGCTTGTACTCAGCCGGCAGCGCGATCGTGTCGTTGATCGTGTTGAACTGCTGCAACTGCAGCATCGTCGTGATGAAAATTTCATACTGGTTGCTCGGAAGCGGCCAGATGAAAAGATTCCCAATCGGATATGCCATGTCATAGAACGCGTACCGCGGGAACGCATTCAGGGACTTGAGTGATATCCGGTTGTAATCTTCGGTCGAGCGCAGGATCTCAAGCGGGTAATCGACCGGCTGCGGATTGCCGAACTGCTGCCGGAAGAATGCCGATTCGATCTTCGAGGGGCGCGGGATGTTGAAGTTGCCGCCCGGGCCGACCGTATAGGACTGTGCGCCGGTCGCGACGTAGCCCGTCGTCACGAGCTGATAGACGAAATACCGGCGCCGTTGGAGCTGCGCCAGCATCATGTTCAGCAGGTTGAAACAATCGTTCATGTCCTCCGCAGAGGCGACCTGACCCACCCCGACAACGTTCGCCTGCTTGAGGACAAGCGTCAGGATATCGGACGGCGTGGTGGGTACAGGTACGCTCACAGAAGACTCCTAATGATTGGTCCAGCTGTATGTACCGTTCGAGTTCGTGCAAAGAACCTGCACGTATAGCGTGCCGCTTCCGGTCGCCGCACCGGCATACGTAGGACTCGCCGCGCCGTCCGTCTCGATCGCGATGAGGCCGGCCGTCGAAGCGTTGCACGTGGGCAGCGTCGCGTTCGTGTACTTCGCCGGAATGATCAGCGCAGACGAGCTGTTCTGAACGCTTATCGGCGGGATACACGTCGGCAGGCTCGAACCGATCGAAGTGCCCTGATAGTTGTAATACGTCGTCCCTTGCAGGAAGAACGTGCCGCACTGGTTGGTGATGGTCTGAAAGCCCGAGGACGGGTTGAACTGCGCGTGAGCCTGCATCGAGCTGAAAATGCCGAACAGGACGCACAGGGACAGAAGGATCTTCTTCACGGGAAACGCTCCTAGCTAGGATTGGGGATCACTGATAAGACGCTGCAGCGTCTCGTTGCTCATGCGGTGATGCGTCTTGATGCCGAGCTCCTTGGCGCGCGTCAGGAGAGCGTCCCGCTCGGTCGAATTGACCGCCGGAGCAACTTCCTTCTCACCGATCGCGGCGAATTCTTCCTCTTCGTTGTTCACGATGATCTGCGAGCCATCGGCCAGCGTCACCCACTTCGGGAACTCGCGATAGACATACGGCGCCGTGAAATTCCGCATGTTCACGTTGCTCATCTCAAACTTCGCCTGGATACCCATGCGAATCTCCAAAAAAAGGCCCGAGGACAGCCGACCCCGGGCCTAACTCACTTCACCGAGGAGAACAGGCTATGAAAAGTCAGCCTTACAGCACGTCGGGAACGATACAGGACCATTCCGGACGGATCGCGGCATAGCCGTATAGGCAATCGAGCCTGGTTATCAAGTTGTCGCTCATCACGTCGTACGCCGTGATCATGCGCATGGCCACGCCATCAAACTCAGCCCGCGCAGCCTCGACGACACCGCTCGTCGGCATTTCGAGGTCGGCGGTCGCGAGCGTGAATGCTTCGGGGTAGTAGGCGAAGTTCTGGCGATACGAGCTGCCCGCGGCCATCACCAGCGAGATCGTCGCGCCGCCGGCGGGCGAAGCCGTGACCGTGTTGAACGCGGCCGGTGCCGGGACGATGGCGGGGTAGATCGGAATCGAGGTCGCGCCGCTCGATACATTTGCCGTCACGACGAACTGGCGCAGCACGCCTTGATCTGCGCCCGTGAGGCGGTTGATCGCGTTGACGCCTTGCAGCGTGATGATGTCGCCCTTGTTCAGCGTACCGGTGATCGCCGAGGTGACGAGCGTGTTGCCCGTCTGGCCGCCGCCCGAGACCGTACCAGCCGAGAACGTACCGACCGTGTGCACTTGCGTCGTCTGATCGTACATCCAGTCGAAGCCGAGTGTATCGGTCGTCAGCATGCCCGTCTCGTACTGCTCGCCGATCTTGCGCTGCGGATTGAACAGGCCGGCGAGGCTCGACACCGTGCGAGCTTGCGTCAGAGCGTCCATGATGATCTTGCGATCCATGCCCGGCGCGAGATTGTTCGTGAGGTTCGCGCCTGCCTGGAGCCAGGTCGAAGCCGACGGCGAAATCAGCGTGGTGCCCGAGCTGAAGTTCGGCGCGATGTTGGCCGAGGTCGTCGCCACGTTCATCAGGTCGTTCGCGACGTAGGCTGCGAGACGGTTGACGGCCGGCGCCAGAATGCGTTCGCTGTAGTCGTCGAGCGACATCGTGCGAACGGCGGTGCCGAACTCAACCGGCACGTTGGCCTGAGTCGCGACGGCGAGCGTGGTGTTCTGTTCGTTGGTGCCTTGCGGCGTGATTGCGGGGCCTTGGTTGACCACGTAATCGTTCGGCAGACGGATGCGCAGCGTGTTGCCGATCTTGGCACCGGTGCGCGCGAATTGGTCGTCGTATTGACGGTTGACGGTACGAAGGAAGGCATTCGACTGAGTGAACAGTCGAACAGCTTCGTTCGTGATCATCGAGATTGTCAGCAGATTACTGGAAATTTTGGGTTCCTCTCTTGGGTTAAGAGTTCAAAAAACGAACACGCTTGCCGGGTAAACAAGCGGGCTGACGCCCTTAACCCCGAACCCTCGCTGACTGGCGATCACAGATCTGAATTGACGGCTTCAGATGGCCTAGAAACTATGGCATGTCAGGCCAACGTCGATTGCCTTTACTGCGATTCTCAAAAGCCGGAAGGATTTGGAGATTTGCTTCGCAGTGCAAGCCGCAGACTATTTTGCTCCTGAGCGGTACCACATGGTCGACATGGTAGTCAATGCCATGTACTTTCGCAAGTCTTTCCGCTTCCTCATAGATTTTCGCTATCTTTTCAAGATCCGCCCATCCCGGAGTCGCGCGCAATTTCGCTGCGTATCTCGCCGCATTGGCAGCATTCACCTTACCGGGATTGTCTCTTTGCCACCTGAGCGCAGCATCACGCGTTTTCTGGCGATTGGCTTCTCGATACAACCGAGCCATCTCTAGAACCTTGTCGTTGCCTATCTTTTCTCGATGCTTTGCGCTATACGACTTGCACTTTTCCCTATTCTTTTCTTGCCATGCCTTTTGATAGATGCGGTGGCAATCTTTGCAAACTGTACCGTATCCATCTTTGGCCCTGCTATTACGAGAAAAGGCAGAGAAATCCTTCTCTGCCTTGCAAGTTGTGCATTTTTTCATTGCGGCAACTCATCGTTAGAAAACTAAATTCTAACAATAAACGGCCGATACATCAGCGCCTCGACTTCCGCGTTTTGGCGCGCCAAGCCATCCATGCCTTCGAATCCTTCGGATCGGGCATCGTGTCGTCTCCGCCGTTGCCGCTACCGCCCACGGTCTCAATCGGCGGCGGCGCTTTGCTGATCTGCGGCTTGAGATCCTTGACGGCCTTGCTAGAAAGCTTCGTCAGTTCGATACCCATCTGCACCGGGTCGAGCGTCGCCATGCGCATGGCCTCGTTCAGGTTCTCCGATTTGCCGAGCCACGTAACCACGGCCTCAGCCTTCGGGACATTCGTCAGCACACGCAGGAAGTCCGCGCCGCCGATGCCGGCCATCTGGAGGTTCTGGACCGACTTCTCGAACTGATCGCCGAATTCCTTGGCGCCGGCCTCGTTGATCGCCTGGATGCGCTGATTGACCGTGCTGGCTTCGGCCTGATCGCGGACCATCTTCTCCGCATAGGCGCGCGCGAGCTGCTCGACGGATTGATTGGCGGGTACCGGCGCGGCCGCGCTCGTTGGATCGGCTGGTGCCGCGGTTTGAGCAGCGCGAAGACGTGCGTTTTCCGCTTCAAGTTCGGCCGCGCGCGCTTCTGCTGCCCGGCGCGCCGCGGTAATCTCGCTGATGCGCTTCGGAACCCAGCTATGGTCCGGCGCCGGTGCGGGTTCATTCGCCGCGGGCGCGGGCGTCGCAGCGGGTTCAACGGGTTCTGTCGGCGTGGCTTGGATTTCGCTCATGGTTTTTCCTCTCGGTTATTGTGGCGGCTGCTGCGGTGTTCCGGTCATCTGATGGATGGCTGCGTCTTTTACGTCCTGCTGATTCGACTGCTGCAACGCTGGAATCGGCGCGAGCGCGTTACTGATCCCTGCCGCGTAGGCATTGGCCGGGTCGATGCGCGCCGGATCCAGATCTTGCCCGGGATCGGTCGCTGTCAGCATCTCCCCGACTGCCTTGCGGATTATCGCATCGAGTTGCGTAGCGTCGAGCGCCGGCGCAATGACTTTCAGGCGATCGCTTTCGGCCTTGAACGCATTGACCATGTCCTGCCGCTCGTTTTCCATGCGCAACGCGAGATGATTGAGCGCATCCATGTCCGCGCGCTGCTTCTCGATCGTTTCCTTGACCGTCTTGTCCTGAAGCTGGTTCTGGAGCTGCACGACGTGCTTCATGGCTTCGTTTAGCTGGCCTTGGAGCGCCTGAACCTGCGGATCTGGGCCCTCGCCGAGCGCGCCCGGGTTCGTCGCAGCAATCCAGTTGCGCATGCGCTCCTGTAGCTTGTCGGCAGACGGGAAATCTGCGGTGCCCATGTACAGATCGCCGATGACATTGGCCATGGCCGGCTGGGCCGCCAGCAATTGAGTCATTGCATCGAATGCCTTCTCGCGGCGCGTGTCGAAGTTCGGGCCGCACTTCGCGATGACATCGTAATTGCCAACGTTAGGGTTGAAGATCGCCGCAATCTGCGCTTCGGACTCGTCTTCCTGCTTCTGTAGCGCCTGTTTCGCCTGCGGATCGATCCGGATAGCGTGCTCCTCGCCGGATTCGTCCATGATCCGGACGATGCGCCGCGTGTCGTAATACTTCGGGATGGCATCGATCAGGATCTTTCCGGTAAAGCGGATCGCCTTGGCCAGATTGTCCTGATAGTGGAATGTGACGCGCTCGCCCTGTTTCTGGCGCTGCTCGATGGAGATGCCGCTAATTTCGTTGCCCTGCGCGCTGAATGTCGCCTCATACTGGCCCGATGCCATCATCATCTCGTGCTCGGCCGTCTGCATGCCTTCGATGAACTGAGGCGCGGATGCTGGCGGCTGCTGGCGCTGCGGCATCGGGATCTCGGTCCCATCCTCGGCGCGATGATTGTAGGGCAGATAGGCGTGATTCTGGCTGTTCGCTGTCGACCAATAATCCTCCAGGCCTTCGATCGCCTCAACCGGCGCTGTGTAGGGAGAGCGGGATTGGAGCGCGCCGAACTCAAGCGCCGCCGATGCGTTGTAGTTGTAGGCCCGCTGCGCGTCTTTCAGGTAGCGGACTAGGCCCTTGCGATCCAACCGGTTCTCGATCGTGATTTCCTCGCCAGGCACGCGCACGATCGGAATGTACTTTCCGAGCCAGACCGATTTCTCGGCGATCTGATCACCGACGATCTTGTACCAGTCGATGCGCCACTTGGAGACGCGCCGACGCTGCACATCTTCGCCCCGCTCGCGCGCTGCTTCGAGCAATTCCCTTCCCTCCGGCGGCATGTCCGACTCGCGCACGACCATGATGTCGTCATCCTGCGTCGGGATGGCGTACATCCATTCCTTTTCCTCGTTCCGTTCGTAGTATTCGGCCACGCGGATCGAGTCAGTGCGCATCCAATTCTCAGCCAAATCGCCGAAATTCTGGTTTTGGACGACGATCTTTCCGTACTTCTTCTCGGCATCCTTGCGCGGCATGTCGTCGAAGATGAACGCGAAGCGCGCGTCGGAGCCGTCCTGATTCTTGATCATCGGATCGATATACACAGACAGCGGATCAGCGATCTGACGGATGAAAAGTTCCTGATCGAAGCTGTTCTCGTCGAGATATTCGGCCACGATTCGCCAGTATCCAATCCCGCCGCCCACCTGAAACCCGCTGGCGATGTCATAGGCGGTCTGCGCGTCGCTGATGTACTCGATGCGCTTGATGATCTGCTCGAAGATCTGCGCGCTCTCGTAGCTCGCCTGATTGCCGGTCGGGCTAACCTGAATCTCCGGCTTGTTTTCCTTGTTCTGATTGACCACGTGCAGCCAGTGCGTGTGCGTCTTGTTGATCGTGACCATTACCTGGCCGCTGATCTGACGCTGCGCGCGCACCGCGGCGTTCCATTGCTCGGAGTTGTCCGAGTCGGCGTAGAGGAAGCGGATGTCTTCCTTGAAGCGCTGGCGGAATGGGCCCTCCCACTGAACGCAGTTCTTGAAGCGCTCGTGCGCTCGACGAATGATGGTTGAATCACGTTGCGCCATGATAGAACTCTCCGTAAGCCATCCGAGCGGCCAAATCATAGACCTCATGGGCCTCTTGTGCCGTCGAGAAACACCCGAGATGTTTTCTTTTCATTTTCCCGGAACGAATGTCGAAGTAGGAAATGCGCGCGGTGTAGGGGTTCTTCTTGCTGCGTGAATCAAAATTCACGCCAGCAATTCCATGCCTGTTTGGAAGCACACGATTCAGCGTGTTCTCCAAATCACTCGCTTCTCTCAGATTTTCCAGACGATTGTCATGGCGGACGCGATTTTTATGATCAATTTCATGTTTCGGCCATGTGCCGTAGAAAAGAGCCCATGCGACACGATGCCCTTTCAAATGCCTTCCTTTGAAGGACAATCGAACATACCCATCAGAGAGAAATCCGGCAACATCTCCTTTGCGGTGATATTTCGAGTCTTCGACGTATGTAATACATCCCGATTCTGGATCGTACGAGAAAATTTTTCTCAGATCGTCAATTTTCATGATGCCATCCAGTCATCAATGCGGGCTCGACCCGGCAATGTGCGTTTCGGCCTCGTCGGCAGGTTTTTCATCTTTTCTTTCGGCTCTTTCAGGTCGATCGCCATATATCCGAACGCGTCGGCGGCGTGCGACGCCCAGTCGTGCAGCGGTTCCTTGCTGAAATGCTTCGTTTCGTCGTCTACAGCATAACGATAATTCATCAGCGCATCCAAACCGACGGCGCACTTCTCTTCGTCGAAGTAGCAGAGCGGTAGCACGCCGCGCGCCGCCTCGATCCGCGTATCGACCGATGTCTTCGTGACCGTCTTCGTCTTGAATCCCGCGTCCCTTAGCTGCTGCGCGACGGTGCGCGCCGAAGCCAGAAGCTCGTTATTAGCATCATGAGGGAGGCCGCATGTGCCATAGACGTATCGTTTTTGCTGCAGTTCAACTATGTACTCACTGATGTGTTTCCCGGTGCCTTCGAGGTAATCGATGACCCGGTATTCAAACGGCGCGAGCTGCACAAACCAGATCGTCGTCTTGTCGGCGCGGCCCAAGTCCCAATAGATGTGCACCGGCTTCGTGTGGTCATACGGCACGCGTCTGATGCGCTCCTGCGCGGCCCGCAACTCGCTCGCGTACACAGCGCCCAGCACTGGCGCCTCGAAGCTGCACATGAACTCCTGATCGAACAGCGCATTGCCCATCGCTTCGCCGAAGTCGCGCACATACTCCGCGCGTAGCTTGTCGAGCTGGCCATCGGCGTATTGCCCGGTCTGGACGGCCGTCAGGAGCTGCGCGAACGCTTCGGGATCGTTCTTCGCGCCCTGGTACGTCGTGTGCGCGTGATTCTTGCCGCGCGGCGTAGTGATGAAGATCTGCCAGCCGTTGTTCTCCGCGATGATCGGTCGAAGATACGCCTTCGCTGCGGGATTCGAGAGCGCCCATTCCGAGTAGACGATGCCTACTGGTGGCGAACCGACCATAGCATTGTAGTTATCAGATCCGAGAACCTGCCACGTCGAGCCGTTCACGAACTCGATGTACATCTCCTGATCGTTCTTCTTGCGCCGGATGGCCTCCGGGAAGGCCTCGTCGATGCGCTTCTTGCCCGTCTTCGGGTTCACGGCGTTCCAGATCGCCTTGCGCGCCTGCGCCGCCATCGGAAGCATGTGCCAGTAGCCGCCGACGCGCTCAAACGCCGCCACGGCAGTTCTGTGCAGCGCTACTTCGTCTTTCCCGGCCCGCCGGCACCATACAAGCTCTGCGTGCTTGCCACCGCGCTCTAGATAGTCCCACGCGGCGCGCTGGTAGGGGCGCGGCCTCCAGTTATTCGGGAGTTGGATCGTCGGCATATCGAATCACTTGAACGACAAGCGGCGAGCCATTTGCACCTGTGACCTCTGCCTGTAACTGGCTCAAATCTGGCAAGCTTTTCTTGAGCAGAATCTCTATTGCTTTCAGTCTGCTTGCAGGCAGTTCCTCAGTGATCCCAAGTGCATGATCCTGCAAGACATTTATGAGCTGACTCGCCTGAATTTTGGCGCGCACATCTTCTTGATGTGTTTTACGCATTCGAGCGGCCATTTCACACCTCAGTCCGCTAGGGCGCCATGACGCACCCATCCTGCGTGCTGCACTGCGCGAGCGACGTGATAGCCGATCGCGCGGCATGCCATCTGCGCGACCTGCTGCTTGCGCTCTTTGTCTAAGAGACCTTGCAGGATCTTGCCGTCCCACTCGTTGTCGAGGAATCGGGCGAGCTCGCCGCGGCGGCGGATTCGGGATTCGTAGCTCATCACGGCCCCATGATGAACGGCACGGCGCTGAAACCGTAATTGAAGGAGACGCGGATCGAGCCGGCCGTCAGCGCAACCGAGTTGGAGCAGCTCAGCGTGCTGCCGGGACCGGGGGACCCATAGAACGCACCGGGCGCGCTCGTCTGACGCAACACAGTCGGGCCGGTGGGCGCCGTGAAGCTCGCCGGCAGCCAGCTACGCAGAATCGCCACAGTCGGACCGGAAGAGTCCACGAGCGTGGTATTGATCATTCCGGCCGAACCCAGAGTACACGTGGCATCAAGCGTAATCTGGATGCCGAGAACGTAGATGTATTGGCCAGCCGGCGCGGTGACGACCGTCTGCGGCGTCGTCCCGGATGCGGCATTGAGCGTCACCGCCGCATACATCGGCGCGATGAACTGTCCGACGCTCTGCGCCACACGCCCAGACGGATCAGTGATGACTACGGGATTGGGAATCGCAATCTGGTTGCTCATCGCTTGGCCTTTGCCGGTTTCTTGCTGCTGGCTTCGCGCATGATCTTCTCAGCGCCGCGCTTGTCTTCCCGCTTGTCCTTGGCCGAGCGCTCGTATTTGGCTTCGGCCCTCTTGAGCGTCATCTTTTTCATTTCTTCGCCTTGTGAGTCGCTGTCCTCGAGCCGCGCGTCGGCTTCTTCGCTTCGCGCTGGACGTTCAGGGCGATGGCGACCGCCTGCTTTTGCGGTTTTCCCGCAGCCCGCTCTTTCGCTATGTTCTTTCCTACGCTGGCCTTGGAGCCGGATTTGTCGAGCGGCATGGCTACTTCTTCTTGCTCTTGCCGAGCACTTTGTCAGCCTTGCGGTCGATCTTCGCTTCCTGTGCCTTTGACATGCGGCCGGCGTTGACCGCCTGACTTGCTCTGGCTTTCGCGTTCCGCGCGTGGGCCTTATCGGGAACGGGATAGCTCCGGTCGGGCCCGGCGAATTCGGACTTCGGGAGCGCCTTACGCGCTTTGGTTGTCAGCTTCGCCATGATGGCCTCGCGAAATGAAAATGGCCGCCGAAGCGGCCGTTGCTCGCTTACTTCGAGCGCCCGCTGTTCAAGCCGCCGCTCTTGCTGCCGACCATTGGAACATTGTTGACGCGAACCGGTTCGGGCTTCGGGCCGCTCGGGGGCATGCCACCCGGGTAGCTGCCGGCCGGAGCCATACGCATGCGCTCGGCGCACGAGGCGGCGCCGGCGAAGTTGCTTTCGTCTTTCAGACCGGATTTCGACATGATTGGCTCCTGAGGGATTGCCGCGAGATTAGCACAACTGCCCAAATACATCAAACGTTCGTGCGCGTCAAGTGGCTCACAGAAGCTTCTCAATTTCCGCAAGCGAATCGTGAATCGCTGCCACGGTTTCCGCCTCGAATCCCTTGAGGCTCAGATGCGCGCGGATCGCCTGCAAGTGCTCACGGATGGCGCCGGAAGGTTTGGGAGCCGGCGTGTCGGCGACGGGCGACGCACTCTGCGCAGACGATGCCGAGGCGTCGACGGCAGGGCTTTCCGCAGGCGACGCAGCGGCGTTTGGGAGGTCACCAGAAGCCGACGGCTCGGCCGACGAGGTAGGCGAGGAAGCCGATTGCTCCGGTACCGACTCCGAGGGCTGGGCCGCAGAAGACGAGGATTGGTCCAGTAACGGCGTCTGCGATTGCGCTGGCCCAGGCTCCCCCGCCGCACTCTGCGACTCGCTGGCCGCCTCCGAATGGATCAGGTGATGAATCTTCTCCTCAAGCTCGCTGATGTCCTCGCGGATCTCCTGGATCACGCTCGACTCGGTGCTGCATGGCGCAGCGTCGTGGAGATTGGCCGCGGCTGCGGCGATGGGGTCGTTCGTCGTGTCGGTCATGGTTTGCTCCGTGGTGAAATCGTTTGTACTGCTCGCTCGGCATCCTTGCGCCAATCATGCGGCAGATCGAAAAACGCCGCCGAGGGCGGATGCAGCATCCCCCATGGCCCGGCGGCCCTGTTCATCGCTTGAATCTCATTCCATATCTCGTCGATGGTGCATGAGCGTTTGTTTTTCTCGCCGCCTTCGTTGCTGCGCGCGAGCTTTTGTTCTGGCGTGTCGGTGTCGGATTTCATCTCAGTCCTTCCCTACGCTTGACGGAAATCGATGATGATCGCCCCTTCCTCACCATCCAAATGCAACTCGTCACACGTGCTGTAGGACGGATTCAGCCACGCATCCTTAAATTCCCACGTTTCGTCGCCAGACTTTTCGTTGGCAACTTCACGAGCTTTCTGCTCGGTTTCAGCCCGGACGACAAGGCCAAACATCTTGTCATACCAAGGCGACCATGGGTCATGACCGGGTAATAAGTCATCGCGCTTGGCGAGAATCCAAAGTTTCATGTCAATTTTCCTCGTGTGGTTTCTGTTCGTTTCTCACATCGTAGCCATAATCCCTCCAGCGCTGCCGTCCCGGCTTACCTTCGACGTGGACATGCGGTTCCTGGCTATCACAGATGCCGCAGCGCCAATGATCGGGGATCGTGTCCGGACGAATTCCGCGCGCGACGAGACGCTGGATCGGTTCTGGGGCGTGACTCATTCGAATTGCTCCGCGAACTCGACGATCACTTCTCCAAGCCACGCGATGGCGCGGCCGGGCAGCATGAGGATTTCGCCAGCGAGGCCGATGAAGGCGCCGATAACGGTCAGCCAGAGCCACAAGCAAAAGCATAAGATCTCGATCATACGGCCTCCAATGCGCCTTGCGGCGGTTCTGCGGCAGTCTCTCGCACCGACAGCATCACGTAGCACTCGCCGCCCTTTACGATCGGCCCGCGCAGGATCAGCAGTTCGTCGATCTGCTCGTCGTTGTCGAATACGCCGGCATGCTCCAGAGCATCGGCCAAGGCTTTGAGACGGTTGTCAAGGTCTGATTTCCTCCGGTCCCTCATGCACAGCCGCACGGCCATGAAAAGGCGTGCAGCACCAAATTTTAGGCATTGCCGCTCGGCCACGATCTCGGCGACTTCTCTACGAAAGTCTTTCCCCTGTTTCGTGATGAACATCCCACGCGGGCTCTTCCGCCAATAGCAATTGACCGAAGGCGGCAGCGGCAGGCGGATGTGCTGCGAGAGGCCGGGAGGGATTGCTTGGATATCAGTCATGTTTCGATGCCTCTGTGGCTTGTGGATACCGGTTCCATTTGGCTTGGTTGGAACGTGTGGCTACCACACCATAGGGTAAACTCGGCAAAGCCGCCTAGAGCCTTTTTCGCGGTCCGAGCCTTTTTTGCTGGAAAGATCGTCATCACCGAGTCCCCCACAGTGGCTGGCCTGCTGCCTGGTATCCTTCGACAATCGAATCGCGGATCATGCGGTACTCCTCACGCAGCACGGGATCAGTGCAGTCCTGAATGGCCTTGCGGCCGGCGCTTGAGGATATCGCGTCCGAAGCGCAGCGCACAATCTCGTAGGTCAACTCGCCACCCGATTCGGACTTTCCGCGCATCAGGAGCTTGTAGGCCCATTCGGCCGTCGGCTCCGATGAGCTCAGCTTGTTGATCGCATTGCGCACGGCGCCGAGATTCCGGGATGCCTCTTCGACCGTCGTTTTTGGCGTGTTCTCGATCTGAAATGCGGTGCTCGCCGCGGCCTCCATGCGCGACTGCCTGCAGTGCGCGATGAACTCGGGACATGTCGGCGCCTTCACGAGCTGCATCAGGTTTTCGCGGCCCGCCTTCATCTGCGCAGAGGTGAGCTTCGCGAGCTCGATACCCCATTGCCGTTTGACCTGCGCGATTTCGGTTCCTCGCCAAAGATCCGCGAAGCGTGCGCCGTAGGTCGACGACATCGTTGCAAACAGGGCTTCGACCCAGCGCTGGGGAATGGCGGTTACGGGCCAGCCGGGATCAGCTGCCGAGTCGTGGGACTGCGTGGGCGTGGACATCGATCACTCCGTCATCTTCGTTTTGGTGGGCGGCCTTGCGGCCGGTGAGCTGCGCGATCACGTCGGCGCGCTCGTCGTGGTAGCTGCGTGGGACCGCAGCCGGCTTGCCGGTGGCGCGCGGACTTCGCGCCTCGCGTGTCCAGCGCTCAGCAATCGAAAGCACGAAGCCGGGCTTGACGCGACCAGTCGGATCGGAAGATTTCGCCTCGGCGCATGCGGCCTCGACCGTCTCCGGCGTTATGCCAGCGGCAGCGGCAGCGATGATTCGGGGGTCTCCGGGCTGCGCTTCGATCGAATGTCGACGCATCGCCGCAGAGAGTTCGGCGGGGCGGACGGTCGCGCGAGGTATACCACCTACGTCCGTTCCACCACCTAGGGGTTTTATATCTGGGTATTGGGTATTGGGTATTGGTGTTTGGGTAGCCGTTGCAGGCGTTGCAGGTGCCGTTGCAGGTAACGGCTGAGATAGTGTTTCTGGTGCCGTTGCAGTAACGCGTTTCACCATCTCCCGTAACTCCCCCATCGGGGTATTCCATGGTGCATGCTCTCCCACCTCAGTAAGCGCGCGGAATAAGGCTGAGCGCTCTTCTCGATGTTTTTTTAGACGGTTGTCCTCGTTCGCTTTTTTGACCTCGCGCTCCGGTTTTCCAGCGTGAAATTTCTCGATGACCTCATCACACGTTTTTTGATGCCAGAATCCGTCCCTCAAATAAAAAAATTCGGTCAGTATCGAAGCGACCGCGTTTTTTTCTTCACGTGTGCGCGCGCGAACGAGTCGTTGTAGCGCTGGCAGATCATCCGGCAATGGCTGTTCCTTCGCCATGTACTTCCGAATCAGCCGGCAATAGATGCCGTCCTCGCACGCTGTGAGGTGCGAGGTCGCCTCGTCGTAATCGCCAATGTGGTGCTCGTAATAATTCACAGCCACCTCACAGGCGCACAAGCCAAACCGGGCAGCCGAACGCGAAGCACAGCACGCCGAGCATACAGAAATCGATGAACAGTTCCATTGAACATCCCCTTTCACGCGCGCCAGATTACCTCGCGCAACGTCTTATCTCACGCCGCAACATCGAAAAGATCGCCCATGCTCGTCCTGGCGGCTTCAAGGTTCTTGCAGGCAACCTTCCAGTACGATTCCTTGAGTTCGAACCCGATGAACTTTCGGCCCATCTGCAGCGATACGTAGCCCTCCGATCCGATGCCGCCGAAGGGGGATAGCACCACATCGCCCGGATTGCTCCAGAGCTTCAGAGCACGCTCTATCACCTGCAGCTGGAGAGGGCAGATATGCCGCTCGTCTTCTTCATCTCGTGCCTCGCGGAATGCCAGCGTATCGGTCGGATTGATATCCATCCACACGGGCGACGCGTATTGCTGCCAGAGCTCGACCGGGAAATCCTCATGCGTGTGCGCGATCGGCTCCGGGTTCTTTCCGGGCTTGCGCATTGTCACCAAGTAATCGGGAATTCCTTGGCGGCTCATGCTCGAATCGTTGCGGATGGTCTTGTGCAACAGACCAAGAGCCTTGGTGCGTTGCATCGCGGTCACAGGATCTTTCCAGATGCACACTTCGCTATGGAAAATAAAACCTTCCTTCTCGAACATGCGGATCAGGTCGCCGCGGAAATCGCGAATGCCGATGAAGCCGTGATGCGCCTTGCTGGTCGGCAGATTCATACAATGGAAAGACACCAGTCGGCCGGCCTTGAGAACGCGATACAGTTCCTTGATGAGGAACTGGAAGTGAATGTCGAATGCGCCGTCATCCTTCGAATTGCCCATGTCACGATCGCTATTGCTATACGTGTACAGGCTGGCGAAAGGCGGACTGAATACCGAGAAGCCCACAGATTCATCTGGGAGGCCAGAGACGCCTTCCACGCAATCCGCGTGGTACATGGCGTAGTCGTTGCCGATCTTTTCGTTCAAAACTTTCACGCTGCCTCCAGGAATGCAGGAATCGTCATCTCGACGGTCGGGTTGTATTCGGTCTTGGTTCGTTGCGTGCCGCGAATCGCTGCGACGGTAATGTCTTGCATGTGTGCGACCATCTGCTCAGCCATGCGCTCGGCGTCTTCCTCTTTGCGCTGAAGATTCGCCACTACCGCGCCTTCGGTTTCAGCGGCGATCAGATGCACATTGACGGTCTTGGTCTGGCCGAATCGCCAGCAACGGCGGATTGCCTGAAACAGCTGCTCGTACGAGTCATTCAGGCCGACGAAAACCATGTCGGCGCAGTGCTGGAAATTGAGTCCGAAGCCCATGATCGAAGGCTTGCTGTCCATGTTCAGAACGTCGCCATTCAGGAACGCGAGAATCTTGCTTTCCTTGTCTTCGGCCTTATCGGAGCCTCGAACCTCGACCGTACCCGGAACAAGCTTCGCCATTAATTCGGCCTCGCTGTTCAGGTTGCACCAGATCAGCCATGGCACATCCGGCTTGCGGGCAATGATTGCATCCGCCGCCTTGCAGCGTTCCTCAACAGTCTCGCGACGTTCCTTGATGCGATCCTGCAGGGTCGCTGCCTGCATCACGAACAGCGTGTCTTGCGCGCGGCAATGATCGACTGCAACTGTCACCTGTTCGATCTTCAGCGGTGGCAGATCGTATCCGTCATTCGGATAGCCAAGATCGGATGGTTTGCGCAGCATCACCGCCCAGGAGCACATCCATTTCCAGAACTCGCTGTTGGCATGGCCTTTGAGTCGCCATTTCTGCGTCTCGCCGCCGTCGTGGATGAAGAACATCGCCAGCATTTCCTCTTGCGTCATCACGCCCAGGAATTCTGCGTGGTTGCCGAGCTCCATGTAATCGTTCGGCGCCGGCGTGGCGGTGCAGGCCAGACGGAAGCGATAATCCTTGAACGCCTCGATAATCGCCGTGCGCGTCTTGCCGTCTGATGCCTTCAGGATGCTCGACTCATCCAGAACCACGCCCGCGAAGTGCTCAAGGTCGAATTTCTGCAGGCGGTCATAGTTCGTCACGACGATTTGCGCGTCGCCGACTTCTGACTGGTCGCGGCAATGCTTGACGTCAATCCCGAACTTCGCGCCTTCTCGTTCCGTCTGCGCCGCCACAGCTAAAGGCGCGAGGATCAGGACTGGCATGTCGATCGACTCTGAGACACAACGAGCCCACTCAAGCTGCATGAAGGTCTTTCCGAGTCCCGTGCCAGCGAACACGGCGGCACGGCCACGGCGAAGCGCCCACGTCACGATGTCGCGCTGGTGCGGCTTGAGCGCGTCATTCAAAGACGGTACTTCGATCAATCCAGACGCAGGATCAGACATGCGTTTGCGCTCGATAAAATCTTGGTAGTTTTCCATCCCACTATCGATCATTTCCGTCCCCGATAGTCCTGCACGTAAGCAGAGAAGAATACGCCGACGATACCGGCGCCGCAGGCCATGCCGAGAAAAAAGGGGATCATGCGGTCTCCGTTTCCTCGATGCGTGCGCGACGCGATGCGGCCCGGCGCGCCTTCATCATCAGCTTCCGGTGGCACTCGATCAGCGCATTCATACGAACAAACGAGATTTCTTGGCTGATGCCTTGGGAAAGTCTCGAAATGGTCGCTTTGTGGATCCCAGTCTCTTTTGAGATCTGGGTCTGAGTGAACCCAGCTGCGACGATCTCGAGGATCAGGTCTTTCGGTGTCTTCATTGTGCTCTCCGCGTGTAATGCAGTGTACTCTATCTCACGAAAGAAAAAAGCGCAATCTCAATTTTTCAACAAAAAGTTGTTGACGGGTCTCATGGCTGCGACTATAGTTCATCCATCGAATCAACGAACGGCGAGGCAAACATGGAAAGCAACAGCCAGATCACCCTAGGCTTCATCTCAGAACTCAAGGCGCGAATTGTCGCGAACGGCGCAAGGCTCGCGAAGTCGCGTACCGACTCCGACTGCCGCCTGCATAACGACATGTGCCGCGAGCTCTACAGCATCACGAGCGAGGTTTTCTCCCTCGGCCAATTCGTGAAGGTGGCGTGATGCCAATTCTTTGGGATGAAATTGGAAAGCCCGATTACTTCGGCGAGCCCGACATCGACACGGCGCCGCGCATGTGGTGCTCAGACTGCCGCAAGCGCGTGCCTTACCGCTACGACCAGTTCGGCTATCGCGAATGCCTGAAATGCAACGAAGAAGGAGAATGCCATGTCTAGTTTTACTCCGGGGCCGTGGAAATGGTCAGGGCGGGAACTTGAGCAGGACGGTGGTGAATGGCGAGACATCATTCACACCGAAGTGAGCTGCGGATCGTTCTGTTACGGAGGTTGCGTAGATATGACCATCAGTGATGCTGACCGTGCCCTGATCGCCGCTGCGCCCGAACTGCTCGAAGCGCTGATCGATGCCATGGATTGCATCAAGAACATCTGCTGTAGCGACAACTCGTGCGAACCGATGATGGACCTGAGCGACTACGAGTTCGTCATCGCCAAAGCCACTGGAGCCTGCCATGCAGATAAAGCTTGAGTACATCGTTGACGCGATCAAGGCGCTTCGGAACGCCGAGCTGGTTCTGACGCAGGACGGGTTCCTGCCGCGCACGAAAGCGCAGACCGAATGCCTGATCGCTCGTGCGACCCTCGAAGCTGCTATCGGCGATCACACGATCGCCGTGTTGGAGAAGTAACCATGAACCACCTGAGCTATTCCATCGTGATCCTGAGCAACGCGTACCTCTCCTATGTCTACGTGCCGTGGAAAGGGCGTCATGTGTACTTGGGCACCGTCGACCTCATGCGTGACGTGTGCCTGCAATGAAAACCGTCTTGCGCGTCGCCGTCGTCGTCCTATTCTGGGCGTTCCTCGCAGCGTCGCTTTTAACGATAACCATCGGGCAGCCCTTCTGCGATTGGGTCGCAGGCGTGATGGGCTGCTAAAAACCTCTGGAGAACCTGATGTCTGAAGAACAAAAAGTGATCGTCGCGTACAAGGCCTTCAATAAGGATCTGACCTGTCGCGATTTCCAGTATGAAATCAGCAAGTCATACAAGCACGAAGGCAAAGTCAAAGCGTGCGAATCCGGCTTCCACGCCGTCGAGAATCCGCTCGATATGTTTTCGTATTACGATCTCACCGACTCGCGCTTTTGCTCAGTTGAACTGTCTGGCGAGATCGCACGCCACGGCGAAGATTCGAAGATCGCGGCCAGCCGCATTACGATCAAAGCTGAGA